TGAAAATGAAATATATTTAAGTTAATCACTTCAAGGACAGGCCCTGGCATCGTGAGGCTAGTAAAGAACTAGAACATCGGATTCGAACCGCTCTCGCTGTACCTGATCCAAACGAGGACCCCCAAAAATATATGAATAGCAATCATAGATTGACATTTGTAAAGCTGCCTTATGGGCTCAATCTTTAACCTCGTTAAGCGGTATGCCATCCGTATTTATTTTTTGGATTTTGTATTTTTAAATTTTTATTTTGTTTTTTGTTTTTGTTTTTGTTTTTGTTTTTGTTTTTTGTTTTGTTTTGGAAATATCATATATTGATGTGTTTGGAAACATCTGTGATTATTCTAAAAATTTGTAGCTGTTAAGAAAGCTACTGAAGATTCTGAAAATATGTAAAAACCTATTCAAATTGCACTAAAAGCTAGAAAAGTAATAAAGCTCGTAAAAACTAACTAAATTTGATCTAGGAAAAATTCTTCTTCTTCTTCTGACGGGACGCATAGATGGATTCTTCTTTCTTCCTCCGCGATGTTGCTCTTCACGATTCTTTCCATCACCAGGTAGTCAAAGGACCATTGTTTATTTATCTCTAACATGGCATCATTAAGCTTTGTTCTTAACCGCTCATATTCCTCTTCACCTCGCCAAAAAGCAAAACGCATTGCATTCTCAACATTGATGTTAAATTGATCATGCAAGCTTAACTTTGTATCATCACGAACCCAATTCAATAGTTGGTATATAATTGAAAGATTTGGTGATGCTACATAATGGTCCCCTTCCTTTCTAAATTTATGTTTTAAAAATTGGCATTCTGTAATATGTTTTGCTTCTATTTTTATACTCTTATCTGCGGCGGTAACCTCAAAACCGAGTTGTGCATAACCTGCAACTAATGATTCTACGTTAATAAACTGTCTTGCTAATTTTGAAACTGAAATTAATATATCATCTGCTGCCTTAATTGTTTTTACATGAGTCTGAATAAATTCAATGTTTGCCCATGCTGGACACTCCTTTAGAAGAATTCTTTGACATATGACCGCAATAAGCATTTCATGTATTTCCGAATTCTCCATGAAAGTTCCAGGATGACCACTCAAGAGTCCGGATCTCTTTCGATACATCACGTCCTCATAAATTACATCAGCATCAGTAAAATCAATTGCCAAACCGTATGCTACTTTCTCAAAATCTGTTGGAAATTTTTCTTTTCTTGATTGATATGCCATCTTCAAAAGATCTAATTTTATTTCTGTTGACATTAACAATAATTTCAAACAAATTTTGCTTTCCCAGGCTTTGACATCAAAATCTATTATATAATCATGATATTTTAAATGTTCTGCAATTAAATTCCAATGTCTTTCTGGATCAACGCCGAGAGCAAATGGCGTTGGTATATTCTGTTCCCAACAATTCTTCAATAATGTATGTAAATCTTTAAAAATTTGATTGTATAAAATTTGATGTATAAAATTTCCTGTCGCTACTGTACGTGTTTTTGGATTTTCTATTTTTTCTATTGGTACTAATTCTTTCTTTCTAAATTCTAATTTATAATTTGTAGGAATTTTCAAATTTAGATAGCTCTCTCTCATAGCTTCAACATCATTGTAAACTCTTTCTGCAATCTGCCAAGATTTTGACTCCTCATTGAAAACAATAAAAGGTGATTTTCCAATTACTCCTCTCTCTGATTTGTAAGGCAAACCTGCTGAGGTTTTTGTGTTGATGCTTGTTGAACCCATGGCTCTAATTCCTGTTATTGCCTGTTTTACGTTATAAATTCTAATTGTATCTAAACCGGGGACTGTTCTAATATATGTATTTTTAACGAAATCTTTACAAAATTTTTCTTCTTTTGTTGAAATGTAGGGTTCTGTTTCACCATTTGTTTTATTTAGGGAGATTTGTAAGAAGTGGCGTGCTCCTTCGGGTTGTCGTTGATCTCTGGAATCTTGTATTGCTGGCTGTGTTTCTACTTCAAATGCATTAAAAATTCTTGATTTTTGAAAACCTAAACTTTTACTTATTCCATGTGATCCTATTGGTGACTTATAAATTTCATCTTTGTATTGAAAAACTTCATGCATAGGATGATCTTCATTTAATTTACAAGCCAAGGTAGGACTGACTCTAAATCTTGCTTCTGCTGGAAACTTTTCAAGTGTTCTCTGTATTGATTCTTGTGTAACTACTCCAATATAACTATAATTATGATCTTTAGCTAAAATTATTCCGAGCAATCTATTTGGTATTTTTGTGTTATAATGAAAAACTAATGAACCGCTATCTCCATCTTCTACAACTTTATCGTATCTCAAAACTATTTTGTGTGGAAAGTCTCTTTGATAATAACTATTGCAAATTCTAGATTGAACTGTTCCTTCTGTAAACCATTGTTTCTCTCCTACTAAATAACTTACATTCTCATTTTTCTCCCTAAGAGTCAAAGTTTGTGTTTCTATAAATTTAATATTAATATTATCCACTCCCAAATCTCTCTCTGAAATGAAATGTTTGTCAATTACTCTAACTGGTCTAAAACCTTTAATGTAAACTAAACATGCATCATCATTATCAATCTGGATTATATCCCTTGGACTGACATCGTAAGCTTTACAACCAAGTTCCGGGTTTATTCCTCCTATTTTAGGATCATAAACCCAGATCTTCGTTGGCCTCTTTATCAGATCGAAGAAATGCATGTTTCCTAAGAAAACACTTCCTCCAATTGCAATGATCTGTGCATATGCATCTAATTCCTCTGTATAAACTTTATAAATTCCTCTTTTTGCAAAAGCTAATTCATCTACATCTATTGTCTTTGAAACTAGTTTTGGATTTGAAGTTCTCATTATATTATGTTTCTTATCTCCTGTATAAGCTGTATTTGTTGCTGGTGCAAGCATTTGTCCTACCATGCTCAAAGTAAAGAAAGCTCCAAAAATTGCAATAGCAACTCCCATTCCACTGAGAATTGCTTCTGGAATTCCTAAAAGCACCTTATTTTTGAACCAGCTTCCAAATGCACATGCTGCTGATGCTGCTCTTGTGTGCATCACTTTCAATTTAGCAATCCAAAGTTCTTTCAATTCAGCTTGATCCAATTCGATTCCAACTTTGACCTTATATAACTTCATTTCATTGACTGTTGATTTTGAACTCATTAACAATAGATGATGTATAACTACCCTTGCTTCTTCATCTGTTAATTCTTTATTTGCTCTAAAAACTGCTCTTGTCTGACCATTTATGTTCATAACATCTAATCTCTTGTAATCTAATAAACCTTTCTTAATTCTAGCATTGCCTTCAACTAAATAATAAATAATTTCTTCACCAACCTTTGTATAAGTTAAATCCCATCCAACATCATAACCTGTTTCTGGCAAAAAATTAGCAACTGTCTTCTTATTTAAAACTTCTGAAGCTATGTCAATGATCTCATCTTCAGATGACAAATCTTCCATTACATTTTCAACATCATCCATTTTGGTTTGGAATGCTGCCATATATGCATCTGGAGGTTTGCTATCAAAAGATTGAGCATGTTCTGATAAAACTTCTTTAAAAGCTCTTATTCTTTCTCTGCTTCCTTTAATTGAATTCTTTAATTTTTCTTCTAATTTGAAATTTTTTGGTGATTTTGCCAAAGATTTTACATAATCATCTATAACTTCTTGGATTGAATCTATTTCATGTCTCAAAATTGTTTTATCTTTGTGTTTAACTAACAATCTATTTTCTTCTGTATGGAAATGTTGTCTTGCCAAAGCTTTAATCAATTCTAAAAAGTCATTTACTTCCATCTTTTGTGAACCGGATGGTTTCATTATGTTCTTATTTGTATTGTGTCTCCAACTTACTAATAAATGTTGACTAGTTGTTCTTTCTTGTGGTGTCAATTTTGAAATGTCAACTCCATCTTTCAATTCAACTTTAAACAGTTCTCTTCTTCTCTGAACAGCATCATTATGCAAAACACCATCCAATTGAGGATAGGGATTATTTGTATTTGATACCATTCCCTGAATTTCAAAGACTCTGCCTTTATCTGTTAAACTAGCTTGTTGGGAAATACATGGGAAACCTGTTAAAAGATTCATATAACCTAAAACTTGTTCTTGTTCCATATTCTTAAATACAAAAGCTTCATCCATATAACAATATTTTTGACCATAATACATATCATTGTGATTTAAACTTGCTAACATGGGATAAACTCCAGGATTTGGAACTGTCTCTTTCAAATCTAAAGCTGCTCTAATCTTATTTGTTTCTTCTCTTTGTGTTTCTTCAATAACTCTTAAAATTGTATTTGCTAAATCTGTTTTGCCTAAACCTGGTTTGCTTGTTAATTGAACATGAAAAACTTCTCTTTGACTTATTAATAATCTTGTTGCACTCACACAATGAGGATAAAGTTCTTGCATTAGTTCAACTCTTTTTGCAAATTCTGCTCTCAACACTGCATTGTCAATTTCGATTTTCTTATCTAAAAGGCTCATCATTATTCGATAATGATTTAAAAACATCATACAATAATCTAAATCTGATACAAAAACTTTTTCTGACGCTGTTTTTAAGTAAATTGCTTCTTTCAAAAAATCTGTAACATTTGTCATATATTCTACTTGAGTTGTGTGGTTTTGCTTTGTCAATTTTAAAACATAATCATAAACATAATTAACAACTTTAATAATTGAATCTAAAATTTTTGGTAAAGCCATCAATCCTAAACTAATGTAAGATATATTTCTAGCCGTGGAAACAACATCCTTGCCTATAGATTTTGGAGACTTAAAACACTTGTATCCTAAAAAACCAAGTGTTGCCAAAACTCCGCTACCTAAGACAACAGGAATGGCTGATTCCATTTTTTCAACTAGAAATTCTACCCAAGATTGTTCAATAAATGGTTTCACTTCTTCTTCTTTCTCAGTCAAAATTGCTGTTGGTCTTGTATTCTTTGAAATACTATCTATTAAATCTTTTGTATCATCTCGCATTGTTGGTACTGGTTGACACAAATTATATAGGTATTTGACAAATCTAGACAAAACTTTCAGTACAAAATCTAAAATTCCAATTTCTGAACAAATATCTAAAATCATTAAAAATCTTAAAACTTTACATTCTGTTTTAATCCAAGTTAAATAATAGAAAACTAATTTAGTTGCATCCAACTTACTGTTATTTTTTACTCCAAAAAGTTCACAAATTTTTGTAACAAAATCATTAAACCAACCATTTATTAAATTCTTGATCGTATTTATTCCTGCATTAATAGAACTGAAATCAATTTTGTTCATAGTTTCAACAAAATTTTTCATGTTTGAATCTTCCATTTTGTGCATAAAAGTTTCTCCCACACTTGTAGCATATTGAGAAAAATTTCTTATTTTCTTAATATCATCTGTCAAGTTTGAGACAAAATTCTTGCCTGCTTTGAAAGGTGCAATCATTACTTCATAGGCCTTCCTAAGAACTCCAACATTGGCTTCAGTATCATCTTGTGCATCTAAGGGTCTAATATCTGCTGTTCTTCCTCTCATTGTCAATTTAGGTCTTCTGAAATATTTAGCAACTTCAAATATATTATCTACTGTACTAAAAACATTCTTTAATGTATCTATTCTAAAAATCTTTGACCAAAAAACATATTCAGTTTGAGACCATTCACAAAATCTTTTTTCATCTAATAAAAATTCATTTATATAAACGATTTTCTTGTGAGTGATATCAAAAGTAGGTAATTCTTCATGTTTCTTTCTAATGTTCATCTTAAATAAGCCTGGATTATAAAAACTGTTAATTTGTAAACTCGATGCAATTTTTAAATATTCTTTAAAATTTTTCATCTCTAAATTCTTCTCAAAAGCCGTTTCTAAAGCATATTGTAAATCACAAGATTGAGATCTTGCAACAACTAAATCTTTCAAAAATTTCTCATCTTCTGTTAATTTTTCAGGTTTTTCTACTTTAATATATCCATGTTTAACATCAAAGAAATGAAAAGGTCTAATCTTTTCAGAAAAATTATTTATGATTCCATCTTTGTAATCATTCAATAAATCTGCATTGGATTTTTCCCAATCATAATCTTCTATTGTTGAAACAGCTAAATTTATTAAGCTCATCTGATCAAAGCTAAAATTTAATTCACCTAAATCTATCGTCGATCTCAAAATTTCTGAAACTTTTTTGAAAATCTTACAATCTAAAGGTATAAAAACATCTA